ACGCGCGCCTTGCTGCATCCCGCGTGCCGATGGTTCTTGAAGGCGTGAGCACACGACTATCTGAGGAGCTTGCTTCACTGCTGTAAGGGGTAGGGGTCGGGATGTTGGAGGAAAAGGGCAGGCGGGGTATAGGGGTGCCGGGGGCCAAGGATCAGGGCCGCAGGCACCGGTGCGGGGTGGTCAACGGCGCCACCTTGCAAAATTTTGTAGAATAATTACTTAATGATTATCCAGCCATCCGTCCGCATCCGGTTTGTATCCGGTTTGCATCCGTCCGCCCCGTCAATCCTTTAGGATGACGGGCCGGATAGCAAAAGGAGAGTTATGCTTGGCAACGTAGATCACGAGACTGAGATCATGACGCAGATGCTGTCGTTCAAGAACGATCCGGTCGGCTGCGTCTTCTATTCTTTCCCGTGGCGGCAACCCGGCACGCTCTTCGAGAGCTTCACCGGCCCGCGCGATTGGCAATTGAAGGAACTCGAGGCGATCGGGCAGCACGTTCAGGCCCAGGCTTTCGCGCACGAGAACAAATTGTCGCTCGATATCTTCCGCGGCGCCTGGTCTTCTGGCCGCGGTCCCGGCAAGTCGGCGCTGTTCGGCATGGTCGCCCACTGGCACATGAGCACGCACATAGGCGCGCCCACCATCGTCGCCGCCAACACCGAAACGCAGTTGCGATCGAAAACGATGCCCGAGTTCGCGGTGTGGTTCGGCAGTGCCATCAACAGTCACTGGTTTTCGCGCGAGACGCTCAAGATCGTGCCGGCCCCCTGGTTGGCCGAGCTGGTGTCGAAGCTCCCGCAGGAAGGCGGCCTCGGCGTCGATCTGAAGTACTGGTACGTCGCCGGTCAGACATGGAGTGAGGATAACCCGGACTCGTTCGCCGGCGCGCACAACCCGTACGGTATGGTGGTGCTGTTTGACGAAGCGAGCGGCATCCATTCGAAAGTGTGGGACGTGACCGAGGGCTTTTACACCGAAGTCAACCCGTACCGCTTCTGGCTGGCCGCCTCGCAGATGCGAAGCCGGCAGGGCCGGTTCTACGAGCTGTTCAACGACGCGAAGATGGGGAAGGGCTGGCGGTTGCAAACGCTGTCGACGCGCGGGATGCCTGGTATCGATCAGGCGCTTGTCGAATCACAGATCGTGCGTTATGGCAGCGAGTCCGACTTCGTGCGCGTCGAGGTCATGGGCTTGCCCCCGCGTACGAGTGAAGACCAGTTCATTCCTTGGGATGCGGTGCGCGCGGCGCAGCAGAATAACCTGGCGTCTGACTACGGCGAGCCGCTCATTCTCGGCGTCGACCCGGCCCCGCGCGGGAAGACCGCCTGGCGCTTCCGCCAGGGGCGCAACGCCCGCGACTGCTGCGGGGCCACCACGCGCGGGCACTGGGACAGCAAGGACAACGTGCAGATCGCACAGTCGGTTCTGGACCTGGACGCGAAGTACAAGCCCGACGCCATCTGTATTGACTTCGGCATGGGCACCGGGGTTATCGACATCCTGAAGCGCAAGCGCACGAACGGCCGGCTGCACGAGGTCAAATTCGGCGCGGCGCCGTACGCCGGCAAGGACAGCGAGTACGCAACGCACGCGATCGAGCTGTGGGGGAAGGTGCGCGACTGGCTCCCTGGCGGGATGGTCGAGGCCGACACTGGTGAGAAGGGCACTTTGTCTCACCAGTTGACGGACCGCGGCTGGCGCTGGTCCGGGCGCGAGGAGGGCAAGAAGATTCTGGAAACGAAGGACGACATGCAGCGCCGCGGAATCGCCTCGCCGGACGACGCGGATGCCTTGGCTTGTACGTTCGAGGTCAACCCGCCCAGGAGCGATAAGCCCTTGCGCGGAAACGCGAATGCCGTGGCGCAACGTGACGACCGCAGCCCGTTCTTCGACTAGCGTGGTACACTAGCTTATGTCTTTCATGCGCCCCAAGAAACCATCTCTGCCGCCGATGCCGGCCGATCCTGCGATCGCGGAGGAGGCTGCGCGCAAGCGCAACGAGGCCGAGCGTACGGCGATCGCTGCATCCAAAGCCGGCGGGCGGCGCTCGACGATGGTCGGCGGCGCGTTGCTGGCGCAGGAAGAGCAGATGGGGCGCGGTCAGCGTGGGCAGGCCAAGCGCAGGGCGGCAGCCGACTTGTACGGCTGGTCGTAATGGCTCAGGCGCAGGAAGTCGAGCCGAAGGGCAGGCGCCGCGTGCCGACGCGCGAAGACGTCGCCAAGCGGGTAAAGAAGGCTCCTAGGCTGGCAGTGCCTGAAGGTGTTACGTCTTTGAATCCGGGATTCTTTTTGCTCGAGTCGATGCGCACGAGCACAGTCACGAAAGCCAAGAGCGGCAAGCGTCGCGAGATAAGGGAGAACTAACATGGGGCTACGTAAGCTGGTAAGGAAGGTGGCTAAAACTGCCACTTTTGGTTTGCTAAGTGGCGTAAAGGTTGGCGGCGGAACAGATGGTCGTGCGGAAGCCATCGCGGCGCGCGGTCAAGACTTTGCTGTTCGCGAAGACATGGCTGCCCGAACGGCAGCAGCCGCTAGTGTGACGCGAACAGACAACGAAGCAGACTTGCTTGGTTATACCAAGCCCGGCGCGCGCTCGAAGCGCGCATCTCGCGCCTTGCTCGGGTAAAACCTAGTGTCAGATTTGACGCAGTATCACATTCAGCGGCTCGGTAAGTTGCGCTCCGATCGCGGCAACTTCGACAATCAGTGGGAGGAGGCTGCGAGCCTGGTAATCCCGGTCCACAAGAACTCGTTCCTGTCCCGCGGCTCGTACCTCGTGGCGGGCACGCAGGGTGAGAAGAAAACCGAACTCCAGTTCGACTCTACCGCCGCGTTTGCGGTGCAGCGATTCTCGAGCGTTATCGAATCACTGGTGACGCCGCAGGCGTCGATGTGGCACCGGCTCGTTCCGGTCGACAAGACGCTCAAGCGCAACCGCGCGGTGCGGCTTTACTTCGACGAGCTGAACGAACTGCTGTTCAATTATCGCTACCGTCCGATCGCCAACTTCGTCGGCAACAGCCAGCAGGTCTATCTGGGCCTGGGCGTCTACGGCAACGGCATTCTGTACGTCGACCAGCCCGACAATCAACGCGGACTGCGCTACCGGAACATCCATCTCGGCGAGGCGTACTTCGTCGAGAACCACGCCGGCATCATCGATACCATCTATCGGGCGTTCAGCTTAACGGCCCGCCAAGTAATGCAGCAGTTCGGCGAACGCGCACCGGACGACATCAAGACGGCCGCGAAGGAACCCAGCCAGATCGACAAGCCGTTCGAGCTTCTGCACTGCGTCTACCCGCGCGAGGACTACAACCCGGCGCGCATGGATGGGCAGGGCAAGCGGTTCGCTTCGCTCTACATCGCGGTCACATCGCAGACGCTCATGCGCGAGGGCGGCTACGACACCTGGCCGTTCCCGACGACCCGTTACACGCAATCTTCCGGCGAGGTATACGGCCGCGGCCCGACGCAGTGGGTGCTGCCGGCCATCAAAGTTTTGAATGAGGAAAAGAAAGCGATCCTCAAACAAGCGCATCGCCAGCTCGACCCGGTGTTGCTCTCGCACGACGACGGCACGCTGGGCACGTTCCAGATGAAGGCTGGGCACTTGAACCCCGGCGGTATCAATAAAGATGGCAGGCTGCTTATCCAGCCGCTCCCGACCGGCAACATCATGGTCGGCGAGAAGATGATGGACATCGAGAAAGAAATTCTTCACGACGCTTACCTTATCAACCTGTTCCAGATTCTGATTGACACGCCGCAGATGACGGCGACCGAAGTGCTCGAGCGGGCGCGCGAGAAGGGCATGCTGCTCGCCCCGACCGCGGGCCGCTTGCAGGCCGAGTTCCTGGGGCCGCTTATCGAGCGCGAGTTGGACCTGATGGCGCTGCAAGGTTTGCTCCCGCCGCCGCCCGCCATCCTGCGCGACATGGGCGAGGGCGCAGAGTACAAGATCGAGTACGACAGCCCGATGACCCGGATGCAGCGCGCCGAGAAAGCCGCCGGCTTCATGCGCGCGCTCGACACCGCGGCCAACTACGCGAAGATGACGGGCGACGTAGAGCCGCTGGACTGGTACAACTTCGACATAGCACTCCCGGAGATCAACGACATTCAGGGCGCGCCGACCGCGTGGACGCGAACACTAGAGGAAGTCGAGGAGCGGCGCGCCGGCCGCGCCGAGCAGGCGCAGCAACAGCAGATGATCGAAGCAGCGCCGGCGGTTGCCGGCCTCGTGAAGTCAATGCCAAACATGGCGAAAGGGGCGTAACGTGGGCGCAGCCGCCGATATGAAAAAGCGACTTGAAGCAATGAGTGACGATCAGCTTGTTGTCGAGTCTGAAAAAGAGAAGAGAACCCTGTGGCAAAAAGCGACAGACAAGTATCCGACGCCGGAAACCCAGGCCGCTGCCGATCTGTTGAAGCAGCGCCGCAAGGCTAAGCAGTGAAAGAGTACCTAGACAATCTGCGCCTGTCTCTCATGGGCAGGCGTCACCAATATCAGTTGACATTCCGTTCGCCGCCGGGGCAGGTCGTACTCACAGACCTGGCCCGCTTCTGCCGCGCGAACCAGACGACATTCCACGAAGACGCACGGCTGCACGCCGTCGCCGAAGGCCGGCGCGAAGTGTGGCTGCGCATCGCGAACCATCTGCATATGGCGCCAGATCAGCTTTGGGCTTTGTACTCGGGGAGAAGCGAGTAGTGTATCGCAATAACATCGAGCTTACGGACGGCCAGCCGATGAACTTCGTGCTGAACAACGGCGCACTTGGCGATGTCATCACGTCGCTGCCGGCCATCATCTGCGCCCGCGCTGAGCACAGTTCTACGTTGAAGATGCGCGTGTGGGCGCCGAGTTGGCAGAAAGAACTGCTGGCGCATCTGCTGATGCCGTACGGGGATTTCGAGATCAAGAACTTCGAGGACTTCCCGTTGACTCGCGCACTGCGGGCGGAATGGGACGGGGGGCATACTGCCCTGAATCAGATGCCGTTCAATACGCACACGCGCAATCGCGTACATATGGTCGACTATGCTTTCGGCTGTCTCATGGATGCGAAGCCGGAGAGCATGGCGGAGCGCAATTATCCGACTGCGGCGCCGCTCGGGTTGTGCACTGTCCCCGGCCGCTACGTCGTTTTCCCTGTCGGCGCGACTTCGGACAACAAGTTGTTTCGCGCCTCTGTGATGGCGCCGGTCATGCAGTGGGTGATTGACGGCGGCTACACATCCGTTGTCGTCGGCACGAAGATCAGTCACACCAAGGCCGACGCCGGCGGTGTACTGACGCCCATCGTGCTTCGCGACGAGGCCAGTTTGCTGCCGCAGAGCATCGTGGAGAAGTGCCTGGACCTGCGCGAGAAGACTACGCTGCTAGAGTTGCGCGATGTACTCGGGCACGCTGCGGCTGTCGTCGGGACTGATGGCGGCAGTATTCACCTGGCTGGCACGACCGGCACGAACATCCTCTACGCCCTGACGACCACGTTGCCAAAACACCGCTTTGTTGTACGTCAAGGCGACCCGCACCACCAGATTCGCTATATCGGACCTCGGAACCTCGAGTGCGCTGGTTGCCAATCGAACTGGCGCATGTCGCGCCAAGATTTTCGTTTCTGCGCATACGGCGACAACCTATGCACCGAGCGATTGCATCCCGACGACTTCGTAGAAGGATTGAAGCAGTTGGGTCTGTAGTACAACGCCCTCTAAATGGAGATAAGCATGTCAGAAGCGCCCGTAACACCCCCGGTAACTCCCCCTGCAACGCCTCCGGCCACACCGCCGGCAACCCCGCCCGCTCCGGCCCCCTGGCACGGCATGACCGATCCCGATGCCAGTGCTTTCATTGCCAATAAAGGTTGGCAGAATCCGGCCGACGTAGTCAAGTCGTATCAATCCGCCGAGAAGTTGATTGGCTCCGACCCGAGTTCGCTTGTGAAGATGCCGCGTTTGGATGACCAGACTGGCATGCGCGCGCTGTACGCCCGCCTCGGGATGCCCGAGACGGCCGACAAGTACGAGTTCGATGCACCGAAGGACATGAAACTCGACGAAGGCTATCAGACTTGGGCCAGAGATAACTTCCACAAGATTGGGCTGACCGGCGACCAAGCCAAGAGTCTGACGAAAGCGCACAACGAATACATCAAGGGCGTCATGGAGCAGCAGTCGAAGGACTACGACCTCAACGTCCAGTCCGACAAAGCGACGCTGCAACGTGAATGGGCCGGCGGCTACGAGCGGATGATGAACGCCGCGACATCGGCCGCACAGAGTCTCGGCTTCACCGGTGAAATGATCGACGCGATGGAGCAGGCGGTCGGCTACGCTGGCACCATGAAATTCTTTGCCGACCTCGGCAAGAAGCTCGGTGAGGACAAGTTCGTCGGTGGCGACGGTGCTCCGCGGTTCAACGGCCAGCTCACGCCGGCGGAAGCGAAGTCCCAGTGGGAAGCCATGAAGATCGACAAGGACGTGGTGGCGGCGCTCAAGGACAAAATGCACCCCGGCAATGCCGCGGCGAGTGCCAAGCAAAAGATGTTGTTCGCGATCATGCACCAGGAGGCCTAAAGTGGACGTACGCGAGATTCGCATGCGCTGCATCGAGGCGGCGGCCCGCGCCCCGATGACGCACGAGAAGGGGTACGCGGCCGCTGTTTTGGACACGGCAACTGCTTGGGCGGATTGGGTATTTTCTTCCGCGCAGGTTGCGATCGAAAGCTCACCGGTGGCGTTTACGTCTGTAGTGTATGAAGCCAAAAAAGGGATGATGGAGAGGTTGAGCGATCTGCTGTGATAAGAGAAAAAGCAAATGCTGCGTCGCGCCGTTGGCGGCAACGTAATCCGGAGAAAGTAAAAGAAAAGGCGGCCAGAGATGGTAAAGTTGCTTGGCGAACGCGACCGTGGACGCGTTGTTTAGGTGTTCGGCAAGCACATGCCAAGAAGCACGGCATTCCGTTTACGCTAAAATCAGCAGATGTGCGGACAATCTGGACAGGCCGGTGCGCAATCACCGGTTTGCCCTTTGATTTGCGGGCGGGGCAGGGCGCCGGCCCGCGATCGTTTTCGCCGAGTCTTGACAGAATAAAACCATCTCGTGGATACGTGCCGGGTAATATTCGTTTTGTTTTACAATGCGTTAACGCATTTAAAGGCACTATGACTGATGCACTTATGGCGAAGGTGGCGGCGCGCATAGTGTATACTGATAAGTGAGAAGTCGTAGCTCACGGATAAGTCGCAAAGGCCCCGCAAGTAGCTACAGTTTTATCAGGCCCCTCTTTTAGAGGACAAGCCGGCAACCGCGTTAGCCTTATTGACGCATCCGGAAACTTGTTTTTTAGGAGACTTAAATGCCTGATAACATTACGATAGCTTCCGTCCAACAGTATAAAGCGAACGTAGAATTACTGTTGCAACAGGAAGGTTCGCGACTCCGCAACGCGGTCGAGGTCGGCTCTTACGTCGGCAAGGCTGCGAGCATTGTCGAACAATTCGGTTCCGCAACGGCCCAACTCAAGGCGGGCCGCCACGCGGACACTCCGCTCCTCGACTTGTCCCAGGACAAGCGTTGGGTTTTCCCCGGCGACTACGAGTGGGCATCCCTGGTTGACAACGAAGACCAACTCCGTGCGATCGTCGAGC